GAGTGGAGTGCCTATGTGATGCGTGAGAACTTGGAATCAGCCATCGCAGACAAGGACAATATCTATGCCGAGATTCTTCTGGGCTACCAGGACCTGATACAGAGCATGTGGTCAGCCCATCGCCCCGCCTATGTTCGTCCCAATGGCTTCCTCAACTGTATCCGTGAGGCTGTCAAGGGCACCGTGTATGAGAACTTTGGCCGGCCCATGCAGCACGACAGCCACGAATATCTTGTGTATCTTCTGGACCATTTCCACGAGGCGCTCAATGAGAAGGCCGGATCCAAGGAGACTGTTCCTGATGCTCCCGAAGGCGCCTCTATGACCACCCTGGCCTCTGTAGGCTGGTCCTCCTTCCTGGCCCGCCACCGCAGCCCTGTTGTGGATCTCTTCTTTGGCCTCATGCGCAAGACCGTGGAATGTGATACGTGCCATAACAAGTCCTATCGTTGGGAGACCTTCAATGTCTTCAAGGTACCGTGCCGAGGTGCCACCTTCCATGATTGGATCAAGTCCGAGTGCGCCCCCGATACGATTGACGAGTATGAGTGTGTGCCTTGTCGCCTAGCGCTGGACAAGCGCCAGCCGGCCAAGACCTATGCCCATATCTGGCGACTCCCCTCGTCCCTCTTTATCGGTCTGAAGCGCTTCAATCCCGATGGATCCAAGGATAATACGACAGTGCCCTATGCGGGGGAGAACATGTGCTTCCGAGAACACTTTGCCCCTGAGTCGGACCATGAGAGCAAGGACTGGACCTATGAGATTCGGGGCATCTCAGACCACCATGGAGGCACGGGGGGTGGCCATTACTCGGCGCAAGTGACCCATCCTGTCACGAACAAGTGGTGGTGGATTGATGATTCCATGAGCCAGAGTCTGGAGGAGGGGATAATGGGCCGACCGGGTCCTCGCTTTGGATCTCCGAACTATCTGTTCTACTTTCGCAGGGTCATGAAGGCATAAGAGGGATTTGTTCCGAAACAAAAATATGTGAATCTCGTGGGAGATTCACATATTTTTTAGTATAAATTTGAATATATATTAACGCTAATTATAATTCATAAGGAGACATGGCAAAATATACATGGAATTTGGAAGATATTCGTGTTGTATATGCGATATGTCAGAAATTTCATGATAATATAATCTGTAATCAAAAAGTACAGCAGGTATTGGGATGTACCATAGGTAGTGCTACATTTGCCGTGAATCGTTATGTAGCACGATATAATGGAACACTTGATTGGTCTGCTGATCCGGATGGACCCAAAGATGGCTGGGCAAAGCAGGGAATTAAATGGAATACTGTATGGGAGGAACGAGATTGGCGAAGGAAGGATGAATAAATAAAATGCGATTTCATCTTTTCCCTATAGATTGACGCCTAAGATTGTTGCTTAGCAACAATCAATCGTCAGGTTTCTACATGTACATCCCAAGAGGAGGCCCCTCACGCTCCTTTTTCTTCAAGAACAGGTCAATATGCTCCTTCTTCACCACAAAGGGGAGTGCGAAGTCCTTGATGTGAAAGGGGAGTTCCTTGGCATTGTACATACGCAACATGTTGAGTTTCTGGGCCACCTGCTCCACACATCGCTTCAGTTCACGCACTCCTGTCTCCTCCTTGGCATACTCCTCAATGATATAGGTGAGCACCTCCTTGCTAATCGCCACACGCTCCACCAGGCTGACATCCTTCAACGCCGCCGGCAACAAATAGTTCTCGGCAATGGTGATCTTCTGCTTCAAATCATAGCCCTTCAGTTCAATCACCATCAAACGATCCAATAGAACCTTGTCAATCTTGGAGATGTCATTGGCACTAAAGATGAACATGGCCTTGGACAGGTCAATGGGAATGCCCGACAAGTACTTGTCCTCAAAGCCCTCATTGGAGGCCGGGTCCGTCAAATGAATGAGCATGTTCTGAACCTCCTCGCCCTTCGGCGTGGCCGAGATCTTATCCACCTCGTCAAAGAGGAGAATGGTGCTCATGGATTTGGCATGGATCAGGGAATTGACAATCTTGCCACAGTGACTGGACTCATACACCAGTTGATGCCCTGTATAGGTGCTGGCATCCGAATCACCCCCAAGGCTGATGAACTGAAAGGGGAACCCCAGGGCCTTGGCAATCCCGTTCTTGATCACCGAGGTCTTACCAATACCAGGGGGCCCCACTAATAACAGGGAGGTCCCACGGCCACCCGGATTGGCAATCTTGGTCGTAATGTACTGGAGAATCTGGAGTTTCGTGTCCTCCTGCCCATAGATGGCATCGTCCAAAGCCTTCTGGGCCCCCTTCATGAAGGTGGCACAGGCCTCCGAGCCATCCTCCATCTTCACCGGAATCTCCTTATAATGGCCAAAGGGAACCGCCACCGCCTTGTCCAGCCAGTTGCGCAACTTGAAGTACTCGCCGGTGCTCGGATCCAAACTCTGAAGAGAGTTGTACTTGGCCAGGATCAGGGCCTGAACATCCGGACTCAACTTGAGGGTGAGAATACGGAGCATGAGATTCACTCCCGTATCGGTAATCGTGGGCCTTTTTTCCAATGCCTTCAAGAGTTCCTCCTGCTTGTCCGCCTTCAGTTCTTTGAACTGGTCAATCTGCGTATCAATCGTGTTGTCCTCAATGGGCGCCGTAATCAACTTCACAAACTTCTTGACGGCGGCCGACTCCTTCTTCATGTTGTGTCGGACAGGAACCATGGGGTCGGCTCCCTCCTCGGATCCACCGAACGTAATGACAAGATTGCCTCCTGCGGTCTGATGGGATTCATCCTCTTCATAGTCCTCCTCATCCTCCTCATCCTCATCCTCCTCATCCTCATCCTCCTCATCCGTATCTTGACTACCGAGCGTCTCCCCATCTTCCTCGTCCGATGACTCCGTTTCAGATTCCGACTCTATCTTGCGTTTCTTTAAGCCCTTTTTAGTGGTCTCGGCCGCCTCCTCCTTCTTCAACTTTTTCTGAATACGCTTGCGAGCAATGAGGGCGGCCTCCCGTGTCTTCCTGGGACTTTTCTTCTCTGGCTTCTTACTTCCCTTCTTAGGACGCTCGTCCTCAGAATCGGACTCCGTATAATCTTCTTCGGAATCGTAGGCGATGAGGCCGCGAATATTTCCGTGGCTGTCCACCGAACTGTCATCGTCGTCCTGAGTGGCACCTGAACGCTTCTTAGACGTAAGAATAGGCTTCTTGGAATTCTTCCTTTCCTTGTTGTCTTTGCCGGTCTCTTCCTCCTTCTCCTTCAATTTGCGATTGACCATTCTATAGTTTGACATTGTTTTAGAATGCTATGATAATCACAGTAATTCGTTATGCTAAACCTTTACTGTGAGTAGTATCATATCAAGTTTTTAAGTTGATAAAAATGAAATGTAGCAAATGAATTAATTTTATTTGCGTTGGCGGCGACTCTTGCGCCCATTACGACGAGAACCTTTACGACCCTTGAAAGGATTTACATTACGAACAGCCCCATTTGCAGCACTTGCTACTGTTCGTCCAACTGCATCTACACCATTGATGCCACGGCCTACCACATTGCGTGCCGTATTCGCTCCCTTACGCACCACACCCTTTGTTCCCTGGAGGATTGCGGATATGGGCCTCATTAAAAAACCAAAGATACCTCGTCCTGATTTACGCGTCTTTGCCATTCTACTAGAGTTCTAGAATTTAGAATCAGAATCAGAATCAGAATCAGAATCAGAATTTCATTTTACCTTTGGTAAAAAGTAATAATGATTTCGCTATAGCGAAATCAGAATTTCCTTTTGTTCAGAGAACAAAAGGAAACAATCATTCCCCTGAACCATAGGTTCAGGTGAATCAGAATTTCATTTTACCTTTGGTAAAAAGTAATAATGATTTCGCCATGGCGAAATCAGAATTTCTTGACCATATCCGTGATATCCAGAATCATACAGCGGCCCTTCGGACTCAGACTCTTATAAGACGCACAGCACCCTTTCACCGTGTAGGGCATGAGAGGCTCCAGGAAGCGCTCCTTCACAATGGCGCGGAGAGACGTGGCAACCGGACTCTTCTCCACCTGAATCGCCCGTAGAATCCGAATCAGACACTCACAGTAATCCTCCAGGAGTCGCTTGCCATTGGTCGCATTCACAATGGTCGGGATCTTGCCAACAATGGAGCCAATGGATTCTACAAAGAGGGATGTATCCAGAACATTGTACTTGGTCAATTCGCCGAGGAACTGGGCATAGCCAAGACGATACGCCTTATCCGAATTCGCCTCCAGAAGCGCCTTGTAATCCTCCACACTCAATTCCTCCTCCGAAATATCCGCGAAGATGGCACTGAACTCTCGGTAGCGCTCCACCATCTCCGTCAGAAGCACCGTATACTTGGAGGCCAATTCGCACAGAAGTTGGACATAGGACGGACACATCAACTCCTCACGCGTGGCTTTCTTAAACACGAAGGTCATGAAGTCCTTGAGGAAGTGTGTCTTGCCCTCGTCCAGAATCTGACACAGGAACCCATGTGTCTCCACATAGTTCCTCTGACTGAACTTGTTGAGTTTGCCCTGAATCAGGAGGAGAATGGCATCATCCACCTTTTCACTCGTCTTAAATCGGCTGACATACTTGGGAGGGGGGCCGCTTCCACGGGGGGCCAGAGAGGAGGGACCTCTGACATAAGGCATGCTGCTGCTACTGTTGCTACTGCTGCTATTGCTATGAGAAGCAGAAGCAGAAGCATGCCCAGATTTATTGCCTCGTTTGGCACCACGCCAGTCCATCTTCTTCCAGGACTCGGTGGACCTTGCCAGTTCGGCTTGAACGCGGGCAATGGTTTTTTCTGTCTCGGGACTGACAGTGGGGGGGCCTGAACGGAGGGCCAGAATCTGCTGGATCGTCTCCTTGATCGCAGATTCTTTAAGGGTTGCCAGGGCGACCGCACTCGTTATAACGGAGGCAGCGGCCGAGGCAACATGGGAACCCATCATCTCTGGAGTACGAGACATGGATATATAGGGATTTAATTATTTAAGTAGGGGTGTAGAGTACATCTTTTTATACTTCAAATTTCTTCTTCAAATTTTTTAAATGTAGAAGGTTTGTGATTAAAGAATGGTTCTTTAAACATGAAGCCCAACAGAGACATAGATGACGACAAAGATCCAGGATGCCATCCATTTAGAAACCCTCGCAACTCATTTAGGGGTTGTAAGTCAATCCGGGAAGGACGCTTTGAAGGAGAAGACAGGAATCTGGATATCGGATATAAAGCAATTAAAACAGCGGTCAGCGGAGTTTGCCATCCTTCAGCAACTTGTTAACGAGGGCAAACTAGATAGACTGTATTCCCTGTTCGCAGAACTCAAGGAGTTGGAACCCGAGATAGAGGCTCTTATAACGAAGGCCTCCGATCTAGAACTGGAAGCCTTCAATGAACTCCTGTTTCTCAAAGACTGGTCTGCCCCCTTTAATTTCATTCCCTTTTTGCTTGCCATCTGGTCCATTATCCGTGTCTATGTCTTCCCCGGAATGGCCCTTCTCATGCCCCTCATGATTCTTGTTCTCCCCTTTATTCTTGTCCGCCTTGTCTTTCGTGTTCCGCTAACAGCGGGCCGGTATTTCCATATGATTACGGCCATGTTTACAGGGCAGATAGAATCTATCTTCACTCCCTTTTTACCGCCCCAGCCCATCAAGTTTGATATCCTTGCGATCGGCAAATATGGGGTCATTATTGCCACCGTTGTCCAGAGTTTCCTTCAACCCTATTGGTCCTTCCAGCATCTGTCCGCGATTGACAGTATCATTCATACAAAAGCCAGTGCCCTTCAGCGATTCCAGGAACTGTATGCTCAAATAGACCATGTCTTAACGGACCAGGGATTCACTGTGCGAAAGAATCCCTTTGCCCGGGGCATAGAGGATAATCGGCAATTGGTGGCGGAGGCCCAACTCCATCCGGCCTATTTGAAACTCGCCCTCAAGAATCTGGGCTCCCTGGAAGTTCTTATGTGCGCTGCCTCAACACCCGGTCTTGTCCCTGTAACGTGGCTCCCCAATTCGGAACCCGTCTTTCAATTGAGAGGAGGATATGATTACCGCGTGAGCACTACAAGGGTTCCCTTCCATATCCATTTAGGCAAGGAAGGTGGTCATTCCCTTCTCACTGGTCCCAATCGGGGCGGCAAATCCACCACCTTGCGTGCGATTCTGACCTCCTGTGCTCTGGCTCATACCTACGGCTTCGCCTTTGCCGAACAGGCCTCCATGACCCCCTTCAAACGACTCTATATTTGTCTGACACCCGAGGATCTGCCTGGCAAGAAGTCCCGGTTTGAACGCGAAATTGAATTCACCGCCGAGACTTTGAAGGAGAGTGGCCGATCCCTGGTTCTGTTGGACGAACTCTATCATTCCACGAATCCCCCTGATGCGGCCCAGGCCTGTACTCTTTACACGGAACGACTTTGGGCCAAGTCCAATACCCTGTCCATTATCAGCACGCATCTGTTTGACTTTGTAGAGAAGGCCCCGAAGACCATTCAGCGCCTGTGCTGTCCGGCTACGGAACAAGAAGATGGCTCTATCCGGTATTCCTATCAACTGAGCCCGGGCATTAGCAGGGTTAGTTCTGTAAAAGAACTGTTGATAGAGAATGGGTTGATGTGAGTAAATACAGGAAATAATTCCCTTTACATCGTCAGAACAAATGGCCTCTATGAATGACTTGCTAACAGTAAGTCTCGTTCTAATTTTGCTGTTCGGCGCTGTCAGTCTCTATATCTATACGCGCATCCAGCAGTGCGAGCAGAAGTTGAATCTGGTGGAGTCCATCCTTCTGGACATTAAGATGAGCGCTGAACTACGAGAGTATCCGGACCTGCCTGTGAAATCCGAGCCATCGCCATCTTCTTATGTTGAGCAACATGTCAGTGCGGCCCCGTTTCATGACGAGCAGACAACTCCCTTTGCGGAAGAGGATGAAACTACCGGTCTGGATTCCAGTGATCTTTCCGAGCCTGAGTCTCTTCCTGAGGCCACGGTTGTAAGCATTGCCCCTGTAACCAAGCCCTCTGTGTCTGTGAATTACGAGTCCATGACGCTCGCCGAACTCAAGAGTCTGGCCAAGCAGAGGGGCATCACGGGATCCTCTTCCATGAAACGCAGCCAGATTCTGGAGGCCCTCCACACCTCCGACAATAAGGTAAGTGGCCCTGCTGATGGGGGCATCCTGTCCGCTTTGGCCGAGGCCTCTTCCAGTTTGACGGATGGGGATATGGCTGTGCTGGCATAAATACTTCCTATCAGTTAGAGGATGGACTTTGACGGGTTCAATAAGGTAACATATCCCAATTTCTTTGCCAGACAACCGAATATCGGCACGGTCTTTAAGCAGGGCCGCCGAGAGGCGGTGGTGCCCTCTATGGAAATGGCACGGGATAGTCGCTATCCTGCCTATGCGGGGATCATGGCCGACAGTCATTTTGTGACCGACTGGCGCACCCACTGCCACTTTAATCATATTCCCGGCACCCAGTTTAATACAAAACAGTGGGTTGTGAATCATGCCTCGTCCCTCATTGAGTTGTCCAGGCAAAGAGATAGTGAATGGTCGGGCGCGTCTTTACCGATGGCCAAGACGGTGCCTCCTCCTGAAATCATCGCCTATGAAAGCCCCTTTGAGAATGACCTGTTACGCACGGGCTATACAGGAGGCCTGGGTACGGAGCGCGCCGATTCCAAGGCGGTCCCCTTATTTGGAACCTATGTTGTTCCCCCGACGCCCAAGGAGGTCGCCATGAATGTCAAGAATATCCGATTAAATAATGTGGAAGAGGGCGGACGAAATAGTCGCCGAGGACTTGATCATTATATCCATTAATCAAATATCAACATAAAGTCAGCGTTTGCTCAGAGTACAGAATACTATGAGCCATCGTACTCTTCAAAAAATCCAGATACGCGATCCAACAAAGGACAGAATTGTCCGGCCCATACCGTACACGATTCATCAAACGTTCAAGACAAATGTCATTCCGGACTCCATGTTCCAGGCCGCCAACTCCTATATCAGCCTGAATCCCCACTATGACTATTACTTTTATGGTGATGACGATATTCAGGCGATCGTGGACTCCTTTGATTGTTCCGGCCTGGCCTTCACGAATGCGGAACTCAGACGGGCCTATGACCGACTCAATACAGGGGCTGGCCGTGCCGACCTCTTTCGCTATATGATTGTATATCGGGAGGGCGGATGCTACTTTGACATGGATACGGTCTGTCTAAGACCCTTGGATGCCCTTATCTTTCCGGAAGATGAACTGGTCTCGGGGATAGGGGACAGGGGAGACCTTCATCAGTGGGGCCTTATTTACAAGAAGGAGCATCCCTTCATGAAGGCCGCACTGAATATGTGTGTTCTGAACATTCTGAATACCACCTTTGTTCCTGGTTATCAGAACTATCTGGAGGGCGTGGGGGGGCCTCCTTGCCTGGACCTGGCCATCAAACGCGTTCTGGGACTTCATCCGAGAAGCCGATTTTTGCCGGGTCTTCTCATTATCGGAGGATTCAAGTTTCACATTCTGGACAGTGATTTCTTTGGGGGTGCCATCCAGTTCAAGTATCCGAATTATAGGAAGGATCTGGATGCCATGGGAGTGAAGTACTGGCAGGGCCAGCCAATATACAAGTATTAATTAGGGAATGGATACCCTTCGAACATCCATTAAAACGATTAAAAAGACCTTTACGCCAATCCGACTAAATCTTGTCTTCCTTCTGGTGAATATCATTGTTGGCATCGCCATCAAGAATACGCCACTCATTATAAGTTCCTGTATTGCGTTAATATGCGTCTTTGCGCTTTCGTTTGAGGAACCTATAACAAAACGAACGATCAAGATCGCAGATCAAATCGTTGTCGCATCTGTCATGATCGCCATCTTTGTAATGTGGTTTGATACCCAACACCATATTCGCACCATATCCGGCCTGATTCTCTTGTACGCCTTTGGGATCTTTCTGACAGGCAAACTAAACACCCTTTATAATAGTAAGGCCAGTGAAAATAAGGGCATACAGAAGTGGATCTATGATGCTCTTCACTACTTTGGATCCTTTGGCCACTTCCTTTTCAACCTAGAGTATGCCCTTCTTGTTCTTATATAGAGATGCCTGTCATTCTTGCGTTTGATATTGGCGTCAAGAATTTAGCGTTTGGCATTTATGATAGTAGTACTAATATTATAAATGCCCTTGAAAATGTCAATCTTATGGCGGATGAGGAACCCGAAAAGGTGTTCTGTTCCAAGGACCACAAGAAGCCCGTGCTAGCCACCTATAGTTCTGCCCTCGGTCCCACCTGTAAGCGTCACTGTCCTAGTACTCATCCCATTCTCTTGAACGGCGAAGGAAAGCCCCATAAGACCCATGCCCAGTTCAAGGCGATAGCGAAGGACAAGGGCATCAAGACATCCGTATTAAAGGAGGATTTGTTAGGAGCCTTGCGATTACATTATTCCTTACCTCTGGTCAAGGCCAAGAAGCCGAAGGTGGCGGGGCAGAGTCTGGCGGATATCCACGATGCCTTACGGAAGATGGCAACAGAGAGATGGGCTATCTTCAAGAACGCGACGCATGTCCTTCTAGAGAACCAACCGGCCTTCAAGAATCCGCATATGAAGTCTGTTCAAGTGCTCCTGTTCGCCGTTCTGAGGGAGAAGTTTCTTGTGGAATCCAGGAACGCATCCTTTCACCTTGTTCACGCCAAAAAGAAGGTTCAGGATGCCGCATCAGGTGATGAAGGATATGCGGAGAGGAAGAAGGGTTCAGAAGCCCGCATTCATGACCTCTTTACGAAGACACCTGCGATTGCCTCTTCTGAGATTAAGACGATGTGGTTGAGCGCTAAGAAGAAATCAGATATGGCAGATGCTGTTTGTATGTGCGTGGATTTTAGATCAACCAATTAAAGAGTAGGTGGTTCAGTAATCTCTATTATAGTTTCTGTTTCAGGGTCAATATAGGCTATACGAAAACCACGCTTCATATATTTTGCGATACGACCAATTGTACTTGGATTTTTCTCTGTTAGATACAATTCAATATAGGATGGCATTAGATAACCAGGTTCCTCCTTTAAGACAGCCTTTTTATGCATCATATATAGGTGTTCACCATCATACCAATTTTGACAAAAAGTCAGATCAAATGCTTTAATAACACCAATAGGCGAACGTGATGGAATAGGACAAACTAAATCCATTTCAGCATAGGGATCACTCCGTTCATATTTTCTAACATTATCAATTCCATTCATTCTAAAAAATTTACCCTTTGCTCCGTGGGGGGCTACTCTGAATAGTTTGAATTTATCCATACCTGCTCTTTTACCATTTCCATATTTATCACTATTAAATAATTTGGACATTACGGAATATACTTCACGAGCACTATTACTCGGAAGATATATATCTATATCTTTTGATGAACTTGCTTCACTACTATTGATTAATCCTAATCCTTTTAATATAAATCCTCCGCTAATTTTTAATTTATATTTGATAATTGTATTATTTATAAAGCGAAGAATGTCTTCATCTGATGAACCAAATTCTTCACGATAATATTTATTATATCCAGTTCTGAAGAACTCTACAAGAGCCTTAGAGAGGGAAGGTATATATTCATCTACTATTTCAGGGTGTAATTCATCATGAATTCGTGAATGTTCTTCTTCTATTATTCGTTTTAAATGTGTTTTTGCTTCCCGCTTTTCTCGCTTTCGTAATTTTCTACTTATTCGGAGGCTATTACGTGTGTTAAGTACAGAAGAGGATGGTACTATAGAATTAGGAACCTTTTTTCTTGATTTCCGTGATACAGTTGTCCATTCATTACCTGTATTTACAGGATCATATGATACGCCATTTATTATCATAGGTTCATCATTCGGCATCCCTGCTATAGGTGTGTCTTTTTAACGGCCTAAATAATCAAGTTCTTGTCAGGATATGAGTGTCACAATCAATGACATGCAACGATTTGCCGAGTCCGTTGTGGAGCCCCGGATGAGTTCTGATATTGGAAATGTCATAGAACTAGGCGAAAGTGGGAGCCTAGGGGATGATCTCGGGTTTGGATTATTGACGAACACCAAGGTGATGAGTAGTAGTGGCAGTAGCAATGGGGGTACCAGTCATTCTGTATCTTCTGCCACCGCCAATGCCTCTGATATCTCCATCAGCAATCTAGAGACCTTGGAGCCCATTTCCTTTGACTTTCCATCAGATAATGCGGCACCCCTCTTTCCGGATGTCACAGTTCGCAAGGAAACAGATGTTCCTTCCTACGGCGACAACAGTCAGACCGCCACGGGTCCTGGGATTCAACTCAGTGCTCCTGGGAAGCGTCTGAGTCCTGAGGAGGAGCGCAAGGAGAAGGCGGATATGATTAACAAGTTGAATCGTCTGGAGTCCAAGGGCTTTCAGATTAGTCGCCGCTTCACCATGGACAACACCTTGGAGGAAATTAAGACCGAGTATGACCGTTTGATGGACGCCCGCAACTTGGAAGGCTCAATTAAGTTTCAGCGTCAGATGATGATGGGCGTGGTCACTGGCTTAGAACTGATGAACAACAAGTTCAATCCTTTTGATTGGCAGTTGGATGGTTGGTCCGAGTCTGTTCACGAAAATGTGGACGACTATGACGAGGTCTTTGAGGAATTGTATGACAAGTACAAGACCAAGGGCAATATGCCTCCGGAGGCCAGGCTGATGTTTATGATGGTCGGATCAGGCTTCATGTTCCACATGAGCAACTCCTTCTTTCGGCAGAAGATGGGCAACATGACCATGGATGATATTCTGAAGGGCAACCCGGGACTCGCTAAGCAGATGGCCGCGGCGGCGGCCCAGGCGGCGGGACCGGGCTTTGGCAACTTTATGGGGGCGGCGATGGGTGTACCACAGCAACAGCAAAACCAACAGCCTGCCTTTAATCCCATGACCCAGGGCAATCCAGGAGCCTTCTTCCAGGCACCAAATTCCGCGATGCCGATGGCGGCGGCCGCCCCTCCTCAAGTTCGTCGGGAGATGAAGGGTCCATCCAATGTGGATGACATTCTTCAGACCTTTAAGGAGGTCAGAGAAGCGGAGACGGGAAGCCACCCTATGTTTTCACCTCCGCCAAGTTTGTCATCATCCATCCCTTCCGCCAACCGAGGAGCCTCAGCCAGTCAGGCCCTCCAGGAGATTCAGAGTTTGGCGTCGGATGATGTTCAGAGCATGGGGTCCTCTGCCACGGGACGTACCGGCGGGAACCGTAAGAGAAAGGCCCAACTTCCTATGGGGAATACGATGTCCTTGAATGTCTAAAGCGAGTAACCGTCGTTCTACTCATGCTTAGGCATGAGTAGAACCATACATCCCTAAGCCAGCGGCTTAGGGATGGGTCTCGCACACGGTAAATAATATTGAATGAAAATAAACAGTAATTGACAAGTCTTGTCATTTACTGTGTATCTGTTTCTAAGGACGCGCTTTATTTCACACGGATTCCAAATATCGTGTTCAAAATACAGCGGTCACAGGCATCCT